TTCCGGTGCCAACTGGGTAACGGTGCTCGAACTGCACCGGTGGTTGCAAGACCTCGCGGATGATGCGTCGTCGTCTGGCGACGATTACATGGACATCACGCGGGATACCCCGTCCGACAAGTCGTTTGACACCATCATCAACCTGATCAACGGCTACAACATCGACGATACGACGGCCGAGTATATCTACGGCGGCTCGATCATCCAGTCGAGCGGTGATGTGATCTATGACGGTATCCAGGTGGTGGCCAACACCGGTTGCCACGTCGAGATCGTTCAGAACGGCGCGATCATCGTGAACGATTTCTGGAATTCGATTCCGAACGGGTCGAGCGACGAGGGGATCAATCCGGATTCTTCCAACGGCATTTCGGCCCGATTCATGGTCAAGGTCCGCACGGGTGGGGCGGACACGGACGGCCGCAAGCTGCTGTTCCAGACCCGGGAATGGGGCAAGACGTACTCCGAGTTCAAGGTCAACGGCACCGGCCGGGGCGTGAACGTAGTGCCGTTGACATATGCCAATGACCTGAACAACGCCACCGCTTCCGGCACGGTCGCAACCTGGACCACGATTACCAATACGACATCCGGGTACAACGGGATCGACGTCAATAATGACGCGGTGGACGAGTATTTCTACTCGGAGTGGAACAAGGACACCTACACGATCAACCAGTTCTACGAGCGGATGAAGTATCTGACCCGTCGGGGGACTGCGGAGACCCTGTACGGTATCAACGGGGAGCTGTTCCGGGGCATCACGCACGAACTGAACGTCACCACGCCACGCACTGGCACGTTCAACGCCTACGAGGCGGTCACGTGGTCCGGTGGCTCGGGCCGCATGCTGGCCATCAATTCGCCCACCACGGCCACGAAGCTGTGGATGCAGTTGATGACGGGAACCGCGCCGGGAACCGGCGTGACGATCACCGGATCTTCATCGAGTGCTACCTGTACGACAACGGGTTCCCCTGTCGAGCGCACGCTCTCGTTCCCGTTCTGCGGCGTGTCGACCGGTTCTGCGATCATCGGGGCATATGGCTTTGGCATAGAGGCTCTGGACCTGGGGGCGAATGACAAGGTCTTCGACCTCACCAACACCTTGTACCAGCCGCCGAATTACGTCACGTTCACGGTGGGCGGGTTGGTCTCCGGCGAGGACTACGTGCTGGTTGCGCCGAATGACGGCGGGGCCATCGATCTGAACTTCTTCACGCTGAATGGAGCTCTCACCGGCGCGGCCGTAACCTCGGTGGTGGTGAACGAAGCGATCCCTGCGGACACGCCATCCAGTGGAACGATCCGCATCGAGCGGACGAGCGGCAAATACACCCGGCACCCGTACAGCGCCTACAACACCGGGACCAAGACTTTCACCATCACGTCGCATGATTTCTCGTCCGATACCGCGCCGAATGGCGCAGATTGCTACCCGAGTTACATCGACGTGTTGTGCGATGCGACTAGCGAATCCTATACGGCGGTCTACGTGTCGGATCGATCGCTGTACATTCGGGTCCGGGACGGCGGTTCTACGCCGATCAAGACGTTCGAGACGGTCGGTACGCTGGGCAGTGGTGGCGGTTCCGCCACCGCGGTTCGTACGTCGGATGCATAAACGGAGGACTCATGAATACGGCACAGGGGAATCTGGTTGTCATGGACCCGCACACCAGTGACAGGAAGGTGTTCTGGAAAGGGGTCGAAGTTCGATGCGTCGGCATCAAGGTGGTCGAATCGACGGTCACGATCTTCGTTGAGGGGGATCCGGTTCTGGCCGACATGAAAGACGCTGGGATAAATGTCAAGGAGGTAGGAGTATGAGCGCGTTCCTGCTGATAGTGCCTGAGGGCTGGACCGAGATCGAGAATGTGCAGCAGGTGCTGGGGGACCAAAGCGGGTATTCCGGGATGATCGACACTCAGGACTGGCAGCAGTTCACGCAAAGGCTCTATGATTTTCAGGCGATCTCCGAAACCTTGAAGGTTGTCGACGCCCGATACTTTTCCGATCCGGAAGTGGGTGTCCAGCGGCTGTGGGTGGTGGTCGAGCCCGTGTAGCATGGCCTATATCCGTGACTACACGGTGACTGAGGTCACGACTCCGACGGCTAATCCGCAGTCCCAGGTAGAGTTTCCGTCACACAAAACAAATGACTATATCCTGCTTATGCTGGCGCAGGATAATTTCACTGTGCCGTCATTGCCCTCTGGTTATACCGCCATTCAAGACCAGGCGGGAACTTCTCAAGCATACCGGCTGTGTTACAAAAAGGTGACCGGTGCGGATAACTCCGAGACGTGTCCAACTCTGTCCGGTAGTTCTGACGAATGGCATATCGGAGTGTTTGCTATCGCCGGTGCTCCGGGAACGAACCCCATCTCCACCAGTGCGGAGCGCACGGCCACTGATAATGTATCGCCGTTTACCTGGACGGCTGGAGCTTCGACCGGTTCCGACACGAACTGCTTGATAATGCAGTTCATCAATTCCGACTCCGGTCTCGCGCTGACCTGTTCGACCATGGGCTATACGAATCTGGTGAATGGAGATGCCGGGACGAATGGATTTGGGTGCGCGTACACGTTTCAACCGAGTGCTGGGGCTATTATCGACGCCACCTGGAAGGGCCGCGCTAACGATGATACTACTGCGTGTCTCGTAGCCTGGAAGGATGACGGGAACGGTACCCGTCCATCCTATGCGGATCCGCTTACCAGTGGGGAGTTCGTCCGGCCTCTTGGATCCGCTACCGAATCCGATACGTATCCGGTATCCCTGACGTACGGCGCGATAGGGATGAAGGATTTCACGCAGTTCTGGGAATACGACGGCACCAGTACCTACACCGACGACACGACGGATATCAACGACGTGGGTACATCGGATGTAACGATCACCAATGCGGTGGGGGCTATCTGGTATTTCGGCTACGACTACCTGTTCAGCAATATGGTGCTTCAGGTTGCCACCGCCCAGGTGGCCGGCACGATTGTCTGGGAATACTACAACGGCTCTACCTGGGCTACGCTGACTGTCAGTGGGGTACTGACCGCTACCGGGTGGGTTCGTCTGACATGGACCCCAGCTTCCGATTGGGTTTCGACTTCAGTGAATAGCGTGTCGAAATACTACGTCCGCATGCGGATATCCGCGACATTCACTACCGCACCGATACTCTCAAGAGGGCACGTCGGAGGGTGGCTGACGGCGTATGATACTCCCGTCGCCGCTTCAGATTCTGGGCTCAATCCGTATATGGATGCCACGTCCATGACCCCAGCCGCTTCGTCCAATTTCGGGGGATGCGAGCTGCAATTCGGATCGGCACTCGATCTCGATACCGGGATATTACTGCTGCATCATACCGGGAGCGTTCCCCGGGACTATGCGGTGGATCCAGGGAAGGTGGACAACTCGTTTCCGATAACGAATGTTGGTGCGGTGAACAAGAGCGGATCGATCAGTAACTATGGTGGATTCATCATCGTTCTGGCCGATGCCGACTCGGAATATGAGGCCTATTCGATTCATTCCAAAGGCGCATTGTCGGCCGACGTTGCCGGATGGAACGTGGCAGCTATCGGACTCAACGACGGCGCTATGCCCTATGGACAGATCGGTACGTTGAACAAGAGCGCCGTGACGAGGATGTTGATGCTGCCTCAAGGGGCTTTCGGCGCGTACAGCGCCTACGTATCGTCCATGGTCCTCGTATCGAAAATAGTGTTTGCGGGGGGAGATTCCACGAACCCCATGAATATCGAAGATGTTCGCCGGGTAGCAAACAACGCAATCGGTACCACTCTGGCATTCCTGGGGACTGGAGATTTCAACAGGGTCTACGCTCCGATTCAATTCGGAGGGGGACACCCGATCAAGACGTACGTCGATGGCGCGATTTTCCAGTTCCCGACAAAATACGACGGGAAAAAATATCTGGACTGGAACGCCTCCGACAACGTGGCCGGGGTGATGTTCTACGGGACCGGGTCTTCGGACGAACTGAAGTTTCCGAATTCCGTATGGAAAGGCAGTCAGCCTTTCCGATGGGAGTTTCATTCTTCTCATTCCGCGAGCGCGGTTCTGGATTTCTCAGGCAATACCGTACAGGGCGCTACGGTAACCCTCCGTTCCACTGTAACTTTGGACAGGGTAAAGTTTTCCTCCTGTCCGGCATTCACACTGAATGGAGCGAATCTCACCAATTGCAGCTTCACCAACACGAAAGTCGATGCCGCGTCCCCCGGAGATGCTGACGACATCAGCGACTCCAGTTTTACCAAGACGACCGGAACGCAGCACGGGATGGAAATCTCGGGAACGGCTGCGGATATGACGCTGGATGGTGTCACTTTCACCGGGTATGCATCGTCGAACGGTTCGACCGGAAACGAAGCGATCTACGTGAACATCGCTTCCGGTACGATGACGATCAACATCACTGGTGGAGGATCCACTCCGAGTATCCGTACCGCCGGTGCGACAGTGACGGTGCAGAACGCGGTCACCGTGAAAGTGACCGTGAAAGACGTCAATACCGGTGCAGCAATCGAGAACGCCCGAGTGCTAGTCGAGAAGGTTTCGGATGGTACCGATATCCTGACAGGCCTCACGAATTCCAGTGGCATTGTGCAAACCTCGTGGGCCTATCCGGGTGACACCGCCGTGACGGGCAAAGCGCGAAGAGCCAGCGCCGGCTATGGTACGCTGTACAAGTCGAGTCCGATCTCGGGGACGGTCACGTCCACCGGATTGGACATCACCGTACTTCTGATTCCGGACGAGTGAAATGACTGTTTCGATCAACTGGGCGACTAAACGTATCACGGTGCCGCAGGCCGACCTCACCTTCATCTCCGGCGCGCTGTACGATCTCGATATCGACGTTCTTCGGCTCAATCTCAAGAACATCGAGGACAGCGAAGAGGGAATGCCGCACCCGGACACGCACCGGCACAACACCGAGGTCGTGCTTTCCGGCGTGACCTACGCGCGCACGTTCGAGATCATCAACGGGTACACGTTGGATTTCCAGGACACCGGCTCACCGTACACGGTACGGTGCGGGGGCGCGAACCACAACCTCGCGGACGTGTTCGTACCGGGCACCACTGAAGTGTCATTGATCATTGGCAATTCGGCCGGCCTGATCTCGGTGACGAGTGGCTCCGGGCTATCCACCGCGCAGGACGAGAGGCTCACCCGGATCGAGAAGTGGCTCCGCAACAAGCAGATCCTGAACCCGGCGAACGGGGCCCGCACGGTGTATGACGACGACAATTCGACCCCGCTGGGCTCGGGCACCGCGTACAGCGATGTGGCTGGGACGACCCCGTATGACGGCACGGGGCCGGTGCATCGGACCGATAGGCTCGCATGATCCTCACACGCGGTCTCGGGGTTGGTGGAGGACTGCCGTCGATTGGGTATGGGTTCTGGCTGGGTGGAGACGGCGCGCCACCGGCAGCCGTAGAGTGGATTCTCCGTGCGCGCCGGCGTGGAAGACGGTGAGGTAGGGTATGATACGCAAGACGCCGACCGGCTGGAAGGTGGTCTCCGAGGAAGGGAAAAACCTCGGCGGGCCGTACCGCACCAGGGACGAAGCCGCCAAACGGCTGAAACAGGTTGAGTACTTCAAGCACAGGAAAGGAAAGACGAATGGGTAAGTTGTTCAAAGGACCGAAAGTGAAGGCCCCGGCACCACCGCCTCCTCCGCCGCCACCCGTTCCTATCGCGAACGAAGAGGAGATCAAGAAGGCAAAGCGCCGGCAACTCCTGAAACGGACGAAAGCCGGCGGGCGTGCCAGCACGATCTTGAGCGAGGGCAGCGACGAGACTCTCGGCGGTTGACGTGGAACCGCGATACGAGGCGTTGAAGCGCCAGGGGGATGACCTCTTCGGCAAGAGGGGCACCTTGCTGCACCTGTGGCAGCACCTGAGCGAGCATTTCCACCCGGCACGCGCGACGTTCACCAACACGCGCGAGATCGGAGCGGAAATGCTGACCGGGTTGATGACCTCATACCCGGTGATCGCCCGCCGCACCCTCGGGGATGCGTTTGGCACGATGTTGCGCCCCGCCTCGAAGGAGTGGTTCCACCTGCGAACGTTGCGCCCTGAACAGGAGGACACCGAAGCCCGGCAGTGGCTGGAGTGGATGACCGGGCTCATGCGAAACGTCATGTACTACCCGGGGTCGCTGTTCACACGAGCCACGAAAGAGGGCGACAACGATTTCGCTACCTTCGGGCAAGGTGTGCTCAGTGTCGAGCCGAATCGGGCGCGGAACGCGCTCCTGTACCGGTGCTGGCACTTGAGGGACTGTGCGTGGGCCGAGGGCCCGGAAGGGCAGGTCCAGACAGTATTCCGCAAATGGCAGCCGTCCATCCTCCTGCAAAAGCAGTTATTCGGCGCGAAGGCGCATCCCGATGTCATCGAGAAGGCGGAGAAGACCCCGTACGACACCTCCGAGATGTGGCACATCGCCATGCCATCGGAAGAGTACAACGAGATCTCGGGCGTGGCTCCAGTCACGCACCCCTACGTCTGGATGTACCTGGACTGCGTCCACGAGCACGTCATTGAAGCGGTGCCGGCGTGGACGCCGTACTACAGCATCCCGCGCTGGGCGCTTTCCGACGGAACACAGTACGCGCACAGCCCAGCGACGCTGGCTGCCCTCCCGGACGGCCGATTGATCCAGAACATCACCCGGGTGTTGCTGGAAGCCGGTGAGAAGCACGTGC